AAAAGACATATTACTTCAGGGAACCCAGTGCTCGTTCTGAATGGTTTAAAAAGGTTAGCTGGAACAGCAGCTGCCTGGTATACTTTACCACATGTTTATACAGGAATAGTGGGTACTTGGGCTACTCTTTTCTCTATGATTAAAGATTTATTTGGTGATGAAGAGGAGTATGAAGAACCACCAATAATGTCCCATGAATTAATGAATGGTGAAGAGTTAAAAATTAACGAAGATTTTACTTTATATGAGAACTACTCAGATTATTATGATAATGCTATTAGGGGTGCTGACTTTGAAGACTTAAATACACCAGATATAAGTAGAGATAAAATGATTCAATTATTTGTACCTCACTATATGAAATATGGAGATGTAAAGTTAACCTCTTGGGATGTTGATGATAATGGTGAATTTAATGGAACATATTATATATGGAACTCATCAGATAACTTATCACAAAATACTTTAACTAACATTTGGAGTGCACTATGGAACGCACCTGAAGATGACCCAACTTGGTCAACTTGGGAAAGACTTATACCACAGTTAGAGGGACCATTAGATGATGTTTTAGATGCTTCTATTAGTCCATTTGTTAATCTTAGTATGAGTTCTGAAATGTTGGTGCAATTTTTTGGCGATTTAGAGGATAAGAAATATAACAAGGATACTTTCCTAGACTTACTTAAAAAAACACAAAAAAATGTATGGGAAACCATAGAGCCTGGTTTAGTTAAAGAAATATATTCTATAGCAGAAAGTTATAATCCAGAGTTCTTTTTAGATGAAGATGAATTACATAAGAAAAAATCTCTAATTCACGAGAGCTTGGCATTGACTGGTTTTAGATTCTCAAGATTTAATATTGCAGAAAACTTAGACTTCAAAGTTAGAGAGATGTCTAATCACATGAGAGGATTAGACCCAGAAGAAAAAAATCCTAAAAGGATAGAAAAAGAAGTTAAAAGAACTCTTGTATATATGGATAAGTTATATCATTACTCTGGTGCACTTGGTATAGAACAAGATGGTGTTATACTGCTTAGTGATGATGGTAGTGAAGAGATAACTAGAAAAGACCTTCCAAATAGGGTTAGTATAATAAGACAATACATTAGAGGATTTAGAGAGGGTAATAAAGTTTATGATTTTATAAATAGAGACAGAGAAGTATTTCCAACATATGATTCTTGGATTAATACTTTTGGTGATGAATTAGAATGGTCTGAGTTCCTTAATGATTGGCAAATAGAAGAATTAGAAAAACAATTAAGTGAATAAATATGAAATTAGAAGTATTAAGAATATCTAGTGGACCAGATTCCACATCTGGAGTATTATTTATAGTAGATGATGCTGCAGATAACCCACATGGAGAGGGTTTTAGATGTAAAAGAAGTTTTGTTTGTTATACATTAGAAGATGAAAAAAGAGATAAAAAAGTTTTTGGGGAAACTAGAATCCCTGCTGGCACATATGAAATTAAACTCAGAACAGAGGGGGGATACCATGCGAAGTATTCTAAAAGATTTTCTGGTATTCATAGGGGTATGCTTCATGTCACTAATGTTCCTGGCTTTGAGTATATTCTCATTCATTGTGGCAATACTGATGAACATACTGCAGGTTGCTTACTCGTGGGCGACTCACAGGAAAACAACCAATTAAATAAAGATGGTTTTATAGGTAAGTCAACACAGGCTTATAAAAGAATATACCCAAAAATAGCTGAAGAGCTACTTAATAACAATAAAGTGTTAATAACTTATAAGGATATTGCTTGAGAAAGTAATTTTTTTTGTATATTTAACCTGTGTTTCATAATATTTAGTTTGGGGGGTGGATTTGATTCTGTATTAAGTCATCCCCCATCTTTTTAAAAAACGTAAATGAGAGATTATAAAGACGAATATAAAAAGTTTCAATCTAGTCCTAAGCAGAGAGCTAATAATAGGAAGAGAAAGAGAGATAGATACAAGATGGCTAAAAAGGGTCTTGTAACTAAAGGAGATGGTCTTGAGGTTCATCATGTTGATGGCATAAACTCTAATAAACTAACTGTTTCTAATAAATCAAAAAACAGAGGTAAAAAAAATGAGGGTGGAAGAAAAAAAGGAGTTGGTCACAATTACCCTAGTAAAAGAAAATATGTTGATGGAGGTGTAAGTGCACCTAAAGGATTTCACTGGATGAAAAAGGGTGAAGGTAAATATAAACTTATGGAACATGGAGACAAACCATTTAAGAAGCATGAGGGTGCAAGCTTAAAAGCTAATTTTCCTATACAAAAAAAACACAACCCTGAGCAAGATGCTGAAATGGCTAAAAGAAAATATGTTAAAGGTGGTAGGCCAGGTCTTTGGGCTAACATACACGCTAAGAAAAAAAGAATTGCTGCAGGGTCAGGAGAAAAGATGAGAAAACCAGGTAGTAAAGGGGCTCCTACAGCTAAAGCATTAAGAGAAAGTAAAGCAGAAGATGGGGCAGTTGTTTTTAATAAACCAAAAAGAACTCCAAGTCACCCAACTAAATCTCATATGGTTATTGTAAGAAAACCAGGAGGTGGTAAAAAAACAATTAGATTTGGAGAACAAGGTGCTTCTACTGCAGGAAAACCTAAAGCAGGGGAATCTAAAAGAATGAAAATGAAAAGAAAATCTTTCAAAGCTAGACACAGAAAAAATATAGCAAAAGGAAAGTTGTCAGCAGCATATTGGGCTGACAAAGTAAAATGGTAAAATGTCAATTAAAGAAAAGAAAACGAAGCAGCTGGGCATGAATCCTGGAACTGCTTCAAATAGATTAAAAAAATCTATCCTGTTTAATTTCGCTAAAATGCTGGGATATGCATGGTGCTACCAGTGTGCTACAGAAATAAAGGATATAGACAAGTTCACAATAGAACATAAAATTCCTTGGTTAGATTCAGAAAATCCAATAGATAATTTTTTTGACTTAGATAATATAGCCTTCTCCCATGCTAGTTGCAATTATAGAGCAGCTAGGGTAAAACATGGTATGCCATGCCCATCAGTAACAGCATACAGAAAGGGTTGCAGGTGTGATGGCTGTAAACAAGCTAGAGCAGATTATAGAAAAAAAAGAAAACAATTAAAAGGAAGAGATGAGTAAACCAAGTTTTTTAGATAAAGTAAAGAGTGTTATAAAAGACACCTCTAAGTATATTGCAGCTGGAGCAAAAAATGTTCCACCAGAAGAGTATTTAAGAAGAGCAAAAATTTGTGATACATGCGTTCACTTTGTTAAAAAAGATAATGTTTGTGGAGTATGTGGTTGTTATATGGATGTAAAAGCTAAATGGAGCACTTCAGAGTGTCCTAAAAATAAATGGTAATATGAAAAATATGGGTTTTGGTTTTCAGTTTTCTAATGGTATATTATTTGGTATAAGACACTACGAACCAGACGATGTGTGTAATTACTATGAGATACACTTTTATCTTGGATTATTTGTTTTTTTTATTACTATAGAATACTAAGAGTCTATACCATAAGGACATATTCTATTAAAGAATTGTTCATCTAATTCCTTAATTTGTTTAGCTAACTTTTTCCACTTCTTTTCTCCCTTCTCTCTGGTCCCCACATCTAGTGATGTCCCTGTGCCTAAGTTTGCCCATATTTGAGCATTCTCAAATAATATCCTATCAATTTTTTTTCGTATAGACTTATTTGTTTTGTACTTAAACTTCATAATTTTGATTTAATTGAATTGTATTTTGCTCTAAGCTCACTTACCTTAGACTCAAACTTAGACCTCTTAATCTTCTTTCTGAGAACATTAAGCATTGTTAGTTTTTCTCTTCTTGCTTTATTTTTTGCATTAGCTTTTCCCATTATTTTTTTCAGTTGGGGTAAATATTCCTTCTTCTAAATTAATTGTGCCATCACCATATTTTTTCTTAAGCTTGTCTGCTATCTTAGCTTCCTTTGTTTGATTGCCTTTAAACCTAGCAGTCATATCATCCTCCATCTTTTCTAGCTCTGAAAGTTTAGCTTTCATCATTATTATATCCATTTTTATTCTACCAAAATCAACAGTCATTCTAGTATTCTCTCCTCTAATTTCTCTTATTTCTTTAAGTTCTTTTTCTTCTAATTTAATTTTTTCCATTTTTCTTTAATTTATTGTTAGTTCTTATTTTTTCGATTGAGCGACCAGCAAAGTATGCTGAGTAAACGCAAAGTAGCAAAGTCTGATAAATTGGGACATATGCTGGTGAGATTGAGAATCCACCTATGTTACCATCAAATACAGATATAATAACAAATACTATTGTTAAAAATATCAATGTTATTGGTCTTATGTTTGCTGGTAACCAACCTGCCTTAGCATCTGCCTCCCATCTTCTTGTTACTTGTTCTTGTGCGTTAGATTCTGCGTTAACTAAGATTTCTTTCATCTTCTTTTTTAAAGTTAACTTCTCTTCTTTAGTTGTTACAACCTCATCAATTATTCCTGACGCATTTCCAATTAGTGATTTAAATAGTCCTTGTAGCATTATGTTTTGTTTTACGTGTATATTTTTTCTTATTCTTATATGGTTTAGACCTTAAGTCCATACCATTATTTTTAGCATCAATATCAGAATCTCTTCTAACCATCTTAGCTATTCTTTTCTTATCTGCCTGTGATATTTTAATTTTTTCCTTAATCATATCAATACATTGAAGTATTTGTTTTTTACTTCCAGGCATGTAAAGTTCGTAATTTAAGTTGTTTTTTACAAGATATTGTTTAAAAAGTTTCCATTTAAGATTAAAAACATCTGTTTTCATCCCTTTTACTTCTATTATCCAACCCTCTTCTAGATTAGTGAAGTCAGGCAAGTAGGTTGTGGACCTGATACTCGTCAAAGCCTGGTCAAACACCAACTTACCCTTCTTCTTTCTCTTCTCTATACTTACATTTTCGTACTTAAATTTTTCCATGAGAACAAATTTTTCCTTCTCATAATCAAATTTAATACCCTCCTTTTTTAGTTCAGCATAAGCAAAAGCCTCTAGTCTAGACCTAAACTCTATACCATCTATCTTAGTAGTTTGTACGTTTTTTACTCTACCCTTACTCTTTCTCTTCCTCATAATCTAATATAGGAACATTAGAAATATATTCCAAACCTCTCCACTCTATAGACTCTGTATACCATCCAGTTGAGTTGTCAAAACCCTGAAAGAGAACAGCAAAATCATCTTTGATTTCAAACCTATCACCAAATGGAACAGCATATGACTCAAAACCATCATCCATTGTTCCTATATAGATTAAAGGATAACTGTTTCCTGTGTCAGTATTTTTTGCATACACCCTAAATCCATTGCTAGATATATGTAAGAACATTGGTTTGGTAGAAGCAAATGTATTTTCTATTTCTACACCCTCTTCAAATATAAAGCGATAAGTTTCTTGAACTTTATAAACTCCACTTTCAACTTGTGAAAATCCCTGTAACGTCAGAGATACTATCACTAAAAAAATTGCTTTCTTCATAATAAATTAAATTAAATTAACACTATTCCTCTAAAGGTTCTTCCTCTAGAGCTACACCTATACGCTTACTTAGAATTATTTCTAAGAAATAAGTATAGTGCTTTTCATAATCTTTCCCAGCCTCTTCTGTATATGTGGCACCTACATAATTATCATAAGTCTCCTCATAAGGAGAAAATCCCATAGCTTCCCACTTTTTTTCTATTTTCATTTGAGCAAGCTTGGCTGCCAACTGCTCTGCATGTATTTTAATTGTTGTATAACACATAATATATATATTAGTTAATACTCTATTTAATATAAGGGTACTTACCACGAACACTTATCGAGATTAAGGAGATGATATTTAATTAATCTCTAGCAAGTACCCTTATTTTGTACACCCAGTAGGACTTGAACCTACAACCTACAGCTTAGAAGGCTGTTGCTCTATCCAATTGAGCTATGGGTGCAGTTAATGTACATCATTACTTATACCCATTTTTTCTCTCCACTTCCACCCTGTTACTTTTATATCAACATTTTGTGTTGATTTTATTTCGCTTCTTAAACAAGACATTAAGTAACTGTCTTCATTCAGTTCTTTAACTGTGTTTCCAACAGCACATGTTACAAATGTTCCTTTACTCTTCTTCTTGGTTTCTTTTTTTACACCCCTAACCCTTCTCCATGTGTTCCACTCATACTCAACTTCAAGATGCCATATCTGTTTTCTCATACCTTCTTTTTTATTTTACCTATAAAGCAAAGGTCTATTGTTTTAACTTTAGTAAATAAATCTTTTGCCCCTGGTCTAGTTGCTATTTCATAAAAGTCCCAACCTTTAACCTTGTCTATGCACTTATCGTGCACCATTTCTTGTAAATCTTCTTTTTTAACCTCTATCCAATAATCCTTAGTCTCAAAAGCAAAACCATCAGCATCACCATAAAGCCAACCCTTTTTACCTAGTACATTTTTAAACTCTACAAAGTGTATGTTCTCATCATCTTTTTTAATAGCTTTAACATCTATTTTAATACCATTAATTTCTACATCCCAATGCTCACTATAATCCTCTTCCTCAGTGGGCCACCTTACATTCTTATATAGTTTAGCATACTCTTTCTCAGCACGCTTACCCCTAATCATATCTTCTCTTTTCTTTTCTTTAGTCTTGTATCTCATGGAACTTAGTTAACTCCCTTTGAAACTTAAGACCTAGCACTCCAGTTCCTATATTTCTTCCCTTAGCAAATATAATCTCTGCTAATCCCTCTGTGCTATTCCCTTTATCATCCTGCGTTATACCATAGTATTCTGGTCTATATACTAAGACCACCACATCAGCAGCCTGCTCAATCTCCCCTGACTCTCTTAAGTCTGCTATTGTTGGTCTACTTTCAGCTCTCTGTCCCACACCTCTATTAAGTTGAGACAGTGCAATTATAGTTACACCCAATTCTTTAGCTATATTCTTTAGTGCCCTTGCTACCTCAGAGACCTCCTGCTCTCTGCTCCTCCCTTTTTTATCGTTAGATACAAGTTGCAGATAGTCAACCATAAATAACTTAACCTTCTTAGTTATAACATATTGTCTTATCCTGTTTAGAAGGTATTTAAGAGAGGAGGAGGAGCACTCATCAACATACAGGGGTACTTGTTCTATTCTTCCTACACTTTCATGTATTTTACTTAATTCAGATTGGTCTAATGTTCCTTTCATTATCCACTTATTATCTATACCAGTGTCAGAAGATATTAGTCTACTTAACAACTGTTGAGAGCTCATCTCATAAGAGAACAAACATGTTGGTGTTTTACCATAAAAAGAACTGTTAAAGGCAAAAGCTAAAGCAAGAGAGGTTTTACCCATTGAGCTGGCACCCCCTACGATAACCAAGTCAGTCTCTTGCCAGCCTCCTGTAAACTTATCTATACTCTCAAAGCCAGTTGTTATACCATTGAGCCCCTTGTTGTTCATCTTGTGCTCAATACTCTTTAATAGTCCATTTAATTGTTTTGAAACATCAGTTATACCATCCTTGCTAACATCACCTATTTTTCCAACCTCTTGTTCAACATATTCTAATATGTGAAAAATGTCATCATTGTTATTTAACATTCTAGATATTTGACCATTCAAATTAAATAACTGTTCTTTCTTTTTTTTCTCGTTTAATATCAGTATACATGTTAAAGCTTCTGTTTGCATGTAAGCTTCTTCATTCATCATTTTAGCCACATCATAGGTAAGATTTTCTCCATTACTAGATATGTCTTTGTTTAAACTCATTAGGTCTATCTTTCGCCCACCCTCTAACTCTTTAGATATATACTCATATATCTTTTTGTTTTTAGAGTCGTCAAATAAATCATCACTCATTAGAGAGTGATTATTATAATACTCTTGAGGGTTGTTAATTAACTTACCTATTAAGGTTCTTTCTATTTGTCTACTATCTACTGACATTTGTAAAATTTGGTGTTTTATATTTAGTTTTTTCTTGTTCTGAGCTACCTATTACCTCATTTCTCCAAGCTTTTTGGTATATCCATGTGCTAGGATTTTTTCTATATTGCTTATCAGGTGTTGACTTAACATATATGTCAACCATCTTTAATGCTTCTTTCATATCTGATATAGATAACTTTTTCCATTTCTTTAAACAATCATCTCTATTTATTTTCTTATCATACCTATCCCAAAAGTCATTAAACATATCTAGTTTTTCTGACATTATTCTCTCGCTTGGTTTAGTTGTAACACTTTGCATTGTAGCATCTCTAAATGTGTTAGCTATCTTTTCAAAAACACCCTTAGCAAATGATACTGATGGATAAACTTCCTCATGTTTCCTAGATGATATATAAAATATAATCTTTCTATCATCTAAGTAGTACTGCTCTATCTTAGTGCTCTCAATAAATGAATCTGTATTTACTTTTATTAACATATTAATTGTTTAAAAGAAGGGGCACCCCTACAGTACCCCCCTTAGTTGGGTTAAAATGGTAACTTATCAGTATCTGATGAGCCTTCTGCCATTTGTTTTTCAGGTTTAAAGTCATTAATCTTAACGTAATGTGTTTTACCATAATCATTAGCACCACCTTTGTTGGCACCAATAGTTAAGTTAACATACTTTTTACCTTCGTAAGTATAAACATGTTCTCCAATCTTATCAAGATGAATGGTCATGTTTATAATAGAGCCTCCATCATCAAATGAAACCTCCTTACCATTTCCACAAAAAATTGCTTCTTTCTTTTCCATAATAAAAAATAATTAAATAGTTAATAGTTATATAAATAAATTGTTATATGCCCATGTGTCATCCACTCTCAACATCTCAGAGATTAATCTAATTTCCTGTGCACTAAACGTGTCAGGAGACTCTAATCTCTTTGATATTGTTGGTCTAGAAACACCAACATATTCAGATACCTCTTGTTGAGATATTTTTCTTGCTTTTAGTTCTGCTTTTAATTTCATAGTAATTGATTTTTAAAGTATTGATTCAACATAATAGTCATTAATTTCTTTTTCTTGTTTTATAAAATAATGGTCATATATGGTTAGTAAGTCTTTGTACTTATTTCTACCACTACTAACAAACTCATCACCACACATATATATACCAACATCAAATGGTTCTGTTTTTTCTATAACAATAAACCAGAACTCATCAGCACCAAACCCATCCATATAAAAAGCTGATTGTCTATCGTAACCATATTTATAGCACGAACCCATAAAAGCTCTTTGTGCTCCC